AGCTCAAAAATTAAGGAAAAAAATGAATGTAAAATATAAAAAATTATCTTTAGATTTATCTAGATTTCTTGCTACTAATTATAATGATTTAAAACTTAAAAAAGTTTTTATTAATCCACCTGGTAAATTTCTACCTCACAAAAAATTAGAATCGATAATTAAAGAATTAGTATAGTATGATTTTTGGTTTTGAAAGTTTTCATTTAGAGTATAAAGAGCCGACTATGCCTATGTCTAATAATTTAGATATACCTCAGACTTTACCGCCTGATGGAAGAAGCCATACTTATGCTATGCTTCAAAATTATAGTAATTTTATGGGTAAATCAAAAACTATAGATGAACTAATGGAGACTAAAGAAAACTTCATTTATATTTTAGATATGGCTTATCCTATGTACTATCAAGATTTACATGATTATCACTTACCTGAAAGAATACATGAAGCTGTAAGAGAAAAAAGATGTAGAGTAGCTTTCTGTACTTTTACTGAACCATATGCAAAGTTGTATGTAAAAACTATGGAAATATTTGCCGATAATCACGACATAGAAAGAGATCAGTTATTTTTAATCTCTGGTGATAATGCACTTCCTGATAATAATCC